TGATGAGGCATGACCAGTGTGTGGATTATAGATTGCGTTGTTAAATTCTAACTCATATTTTGTATTGACATTTAATGTTGGTGTGATATTCTGTGAAAGTTTTACCGTGGTAATATTAGATAAGATTGAGTCATCAACATCATCAATTAATCCTGTAACTTGAGAATGTCTAAAGATACCGTTAAAGGTTTGTAGAGTACTAGCATCATAATTCTGCAAAGCATTCGTCACATTTGTAACCAAAGTTTCTGAAGTCTTTGTTGTGCTTTTCTTGTTGTACTTGAAGTTTACTCCAAGACGAATAAACGTAGTGATTGGGTCTACGATGACAGGTGTAACAGATGCAATAGTGTAGGTGTTCTTCAAGTCATTCACAATAGTTTCTTTTGCAGATGCAGTGATTGACCCAGCAGTAGGAACAATTGAAATATATGTGCGACCATAAACAGCAATTGAGTTATCTTCTCCACCCCACACCTGTACAGATTTTGCATTTGGATAAACCTTGGGCACGATTGCTTTATAATCTTCTGGTGTAACCGCACGACCTTGTGCAGCAAAGTCGAGAGGTGCATTTAGTTTGATAGACTGAATTGATTCTCTCTCTGCACCACCAGATGCAGCATCCACAGTTGCAACAGTAATATCAGTAATAGTAGAAATAGTTGCGGTGGTTCTGAAGTTGGTTGCACCGTTTGCTTTTGTTTTATTTGTAACGACATACGAAAGAACAACCACGTTATTATCCGACACTGCACGACCAACAATACCATCACCAAAGTAAACCTCAAACCTACCATCACCACATTCTTGCAAGAAGTAAACTTCAGAAGTTGAACTCACTTGTGTTATATCCGTTGCAAGATTGTATGTTTTAAAATTAGACGATTCAGCAGAATCAAAAACTTGAACTTTTAGAGTTGTTGTATCCGCTCGGTCACTCGTAAGTTTAAACTTCTGGTCAACATTCTTTGTGTCAACCGTATATCTGTTTCTTGTGTATGTTCCCTCATAAATTGGAATATTAGAAAAAGAAAGGACACCATTTGTAATTGGTGATGTATACTCTGCGACAGTAACAAACTGATAAGACACATCATCAACAGTTGCAGTGAAAACTGTCTCTGCTGGAATTGTTGCAGTAACAATACTGCCTACATTATTAAGTGTTACGTTAACTGTACCGATAGGAGCTCTTGCAGAGTTTGGTGTATATCCTAAAGTCTTTGCATGAGAAACAACAGACGCACGAACAGATGCCGTGTCAAGAAACATTTCATTTGCAGCCATATTGACATTCATTGCAAGGTAGTGTGTATTATATGCAAGTAAATCCATTAGTGCATTAATACCAGAACCTTCAAAATCATAATCAGTAAAACTATCTTGATTACGCATAAAAGTTTTTAGATTTGTTTTGATATCATCAAAGTCTAAATCTGTTACTGTAAGTCTTTTGTCTGTGGTTGCCATCTTATCTAATTCTCTCTAGTGTAAACGATAAGTCTTGAAGTTCAGAAGGAGCATTGTTTATATAAAACTCAACTGTCACTTGATATTCGTTTGTATCCATTCTTGGTATCACCTCAACACCAGCAAGTAATGCTCTTGGTTCAAAGTTGTTTATGACATCCTCTATTTTTCTTGAAAGAATATTCGCAGTGAAAGGAGTCATGTTTTCAAAAAGCAAATCACGAATACCAGAACCAATCTCTGGATGAAAAGGTTTTTCAAAGTGACCGTACTGAACTAAGTTTCGTACACTTCTCTTTACAGCAGCTGCACCAGTGAGTGGTGTTATATCTTTTCTGATTGGATGCTTAGTGAAGTTAAGATTCAAATCTTTATATATTTGTGTATCACGATTTGAATCGTTTACTCTTTCTGCATCTCTGTATGCGGATTGTACTGCCATCGTTTCTCTCTTTTGTATTATTTAGTATGTTTATGCAATCGCAGTGACCTTTAACATTGGACAAACAAACTGGTTAGTTCCAGTTCCATCCCAATGATTAGTTTCGTGTAATCTACCCTCAAAACTACTACTGTATTCTCTTGCTGTCCATGATAAAGTTTTTGCAGTTGTCCATGCACCAATTCTTGCATTAGTCACACTTACATTAGATGAGTTTAATTCTATTGCAACACTCAAATGATATCTCTTTTGAATATCATTTGCAGCATTAACTCTGTGTGTTGACTTACTTGGTTCTAAAATATTTCCATCCCAAATTGCTTGAAAATGTAAAAGAGGGTCTGCATCTATTCCACGAAATTGAAACTGTGCTTCATACAATACTGTCTTTGTTCCTGTTGGTGGAATGTAATCAATATCAAGACCAATACTTGTGTGAGTACTAGTTAAGTTTTGAAATGTTGTTACATTCTGTAATGTGTAACTACCAGAATGTCCAACAAGAGTTCTTCCGTCTGCATGACCAGTGAGCATTTCCAATACAGTGCCAGGCGGCCCAATACGAATGCCGTCATTGTGATAAGTTCCAGTACCACCCAAGTGTGTAAAGTTTCCGTCCATCTCATCATATGAAAGAGCAGAACCTTTTGATGACCTCTTAGTTAGTGTCATGTCGTTTCTCCTGTATCACTAAAGTAAGTTCCCACATAACTCTTAAAACTGTTTGCCTCTCTGCCTGGATTAAATAGTAAGTAGTCGTTATCCAGATATGCAAAGAGTTCTTTCTCTGCCTCAGTCAATGGTTCTAGAAAAACAAAACATTGTGCTTCCAATGCAGCCTTTGCTGTTGGGTCTGTCTCCGCAGCAATCTGACCAAGTAGTGTTTCGTAATCTGGTTTTGCCATTATCCGCCTGCTATTACATTTGGTGAACCAGATGCAGATGCATTCGGCACCCAACTTCCATGTCCACCTGTTCCGTCACCTTGTCTATGAACACCAATACCATTTACAAACACTGTACCAGAACCACCAACTGCTGGGTCACCGCAACCAGTGGTATCCCCAATGCGTACAGTTGGAGAACCATTTGTTAATACGTTGGATGAACCAGATGCATATGGTGTACTGTGAAAAGGACTTGGTGTAGGACTTGCGTGACCTATGTGACTATCTTGACCTACTCTTGTTACTGGGGGCATAGTGTTTCCTAGTTTAAATTAATTACACCAGCATCAATGTCTACTTCAGACGAAGCATCCAAGTCTAGTGTTCCTGTTATATTTGTTGTTTGATTTGCTTTGTAAGTTTCCGATACCGCACCTGTAACATCCTGTGTCAATGTTCCTTTGATTACCTCATTCACGTTACCGTCAACTTGAATATCCCAATTACCTTTGATGTATGTTTTGCAGTTAGAATCTATTGTAAGGTTTACGTCACCCTTGACGTTCACATATTCCGCACCAGCAACAATCTGATAATTGTTTCCTACAATACGAGTGACCTTGTTTCCATCTGCATCCACCTCATAGAAAGTTCCTGTACGATGCTTCTCATAGATACGTTCCGCAAAGGGTGTATCATCAAACTCAACAATGTGTCCACTCTCTGTTTCGTATGTGCGATTGTATGGGTATTCTGTGTTGCGTCTTTTGTAAGGAGCGGTTCTACTTTCTTTTGTTTCTGGATTGCGACCAGATGCTTCTTTACCTCTGGTAGATTCATCCGTGGTCAGTGGTTCATTCCAAGTTGTTTCCGTATCATTTGCGACAGGAACTTCCTTGGTTTGTGCTTCATCTCTTGCAGCAATCTCTGGGTGAATATTGTTTGCATCATTCTTTGCAAGTCTGGATACGTCACTGTCCGAAGTTCTTAGAGGATAAGGCCCATAGTCTGGTTTGTACTTATACGCACCTTCACTTTGTTCTGCACTTTCACTACGAGGGTCATTAAAACCTGTATCGACTGTTGGTGTTTCAGATGGGATGCCTGGTAATGTTCCGATAACAACTGGTTCTTGCATGGTCAATGCATCTCGCCAGAAACCGATAACCCAACTACCCTCAACGATAAACGGCATACCCTCACCTAGACCACCCATAGAAGAAGTGGTTGTCGGCATCATTACCCATGCCCAAGGAAGGTCTGCGGTTGGAATTTTGTTTGTATCATTTGTGTGGTATCCAACGCACCGCACACGAACTCGACCTAATTTTTCTGGGTCATCTCTATCTTCAACAACACCAGTAAACCAAATGAATCCATCTCTGCCTGTAAAGTTTTCCATATAGATATTTATACAGAAAAGGGGGAACGAATGTTCCCCCTTGATTGGCGCATCCTACAGGACTCGAACCTGTGACCTACGGTTTAGAAGACCGTTGCTCTAATCCAGCTGAGCTAAGGATGCATTGTTTAAATGTAGTTTCCCCAATAGTCATTCCAGACATTTGAAGCAACATACTGAATATCATTCGGTGACATTGCATCACCAATTTTTTCTTTTGCAATCGCAACGAACTCTTCAAAAGAATCTACACAAAGGTCACTCTCGTCTACCTTGTCATAGAACTGTTCTTCCAAGTCCATAATCCATGCTTTCACTTTACCCATTATCATTCTCCTTATATAAAATGTAACTACCTGTAAGAAACATGACTAACCCACCAAAAGCGTAAGTCACCATTT